GTATGCACCCATGTGCATCAGTTGATTAACACCAGATGCATCGTGCCAGTACTCGCGTTGTGAGCTGGCATCTGATCGATCAATGTCGGCACTAAAGTAGATGTTCTTGGCCACGCTAGACCACTTGCTACCGGGTGCACCGGCCATAAAAATATATTTCATATCAATCCAATTTAACAGTTTCCAACACCGGCATAAAAGTCTTGCGTAATGTTTCCATTTGTCTACGCAGGCCTGCAGGTGTTAATTCTTTGTCTTCTAAGAATACAACCTGCTGATGTATCCATTCTTGGTACTCTTTACTTTGTGCAGCCGGTACAAACAGTTTCAAATACCAATCAACAATTTCCCGAGCAGTATTGGGTGGTAATACAATAGCCCAAGCAGCATACACTTCAATACCCGGTGCCACTGTTTGCAGCAAGGGCACTGTAGGAAATTGTGGCATTGTGCGGGTGCCAGTAAATCCAATGGCCTTTACTTTGCCAGCTTCAACCAGAGGTTTAGCTACAGCAATAGGCATAATACCAAACTCAGTACCACCTGCATCTTTGGCCACACTGGTCACTGCCTGCAGCGGACCGTTGAAGTTGATGGTTTTGACCATGTCAGCATTTCCATTGTTTTTGAACATGAGATATTCAAATGCTGTACGATGTGCACCACCACCAATTGCCACATTGACAGGTTCTTTTGTTGCTTGTATACGCTTGACAAAGTCTTCAGGTGTATTTACAGAGCTTTTGGCATGGGCTACTAAAACCAACGGACTCTTACCAATTGTCATTACAGGAGTAAACTCGTCGTAATTGAATTTCTTAACAGACTTCTGCCAGATATCGTTGGTGACAAATGTACTCATATGACTGGGAAGTGCAACGGTATACCCGTCCGGTGCTGCTTTGGCAAAACTGTTCATTGCAATCACACTGTCTGCTCCAGGTTGATTTTGAATAATAAAGTTAATTTTTGGGTTTTGTTTTTCAACAATACTTGCCAACTTTCTAAATGCTATTTCGTTGCCGGCACCAGGTGGGTTGCCAATCACAACAGTGATGGGCTTTACAGGTTCCCAGGCAAAGGCTGGTGCCATTGCTATAGTTAGCAATAGCGCAGAGATAATACGCTTCATTTTTGTTCCTCGTGAAAATATAATGATATATAGTTGAATAAAACAAAGACGACAAAATTTTTTGCATCTTTGTAATTTTATTTACCTTTTTAGAGAAAAAACTAATGAATAGTAAAATTTTAAAGTGTATTGAAGAAAATTTGCAAGAAGCCTTCAATATTGACAAGTACGAGTATGTTAGGCATACCATCAAACATGATTGCAAATTGGATGACTTGCCATGGACGCCTGCACGTAAGAAGAAGCTGATACAAAAACTAGAATCCGTATTTGGTGTAGCCATTGAATTAGAAGGCACCGTCGGTGATCTGGCAGAACGCACCGATCAACGCTACCTAACATGGTTCTTTGGGGAAGTGTGGAAGCCACGTACTGAGCAGTATCAATGGACAGGCTATCGTATTGCAGAAGAAATTTGCCGTGCCGACCCAAAACGGGTGTTGGATGTAGGCTGTGGATATAATCCCTTTAAAGGACGTATTCCTAATTTGGTAGGCATTGATCCCTACAACAACTGTGCAGATTTCCAGGTAGATATTTTAGACTATCGAGTAGAACCCGAATCATACGATCACATTATTGCCCTAGGCTCTATCAACTTCAACAGCCGTGCAGATATTGAACTACGTTTTGGTGCCACAGTCAATTTGCTAGCGCCAGGCGGCCGGCTATGGATGCGTGTTAACCCAGGACACAGTCATAAAAATGGACCATGGGTTGAAATTTTCCCATGGTCCTTTGAAATTGCCTACGAGTTTGCTAAGAATTACAATCTAACACTTGAAACTGTAAAACAGGATCAGGACAGACTGTTCTTCCTATTCACCCGGCCTTAACCTGTAATAATTTGTTTCTTGGCCGGCACATCAATGCCGGTGGTTGCTTTGATGTAAGAGACTTTGACATCTTCTCTTGTGGGGGCAATCATTGAAATTGCTGACGCATACAGGATCACATCCTGATCCATTTCAGCTGTGTACATGCTGGGCACCAGCATTGGTGCACCACCGTTGGGACCAGGCCCGATACTGACTGGATGTTTGACAATCAACATACCGTCTGCAATTTTTATAATCTTTGCCACAACTTCTTCGCCTGATGCAAGTTTGATTGTGTTGATTTCGCCTTCGTTCATTGTTATCCTTTAAGTTGGGTCCAAAATTCTTCTGTTTGAGCAGCTAGACCCTGATAGCCGCCCGGAATAAGTGTTGTGCCATTGAAGACCTGTGGTACACTACGCAGGCCTTGATCTACTAAAAATTCACGGGCTTCTGTGCGTATACCTACATTGACTGTGGTGTATTCGATACCTCGACTTTCTAATAGTGCTTTTGCCCGATCGCAATATGGACAATCATCTTTTGTGTATATTGTTAACATATCAATTTCCTATTTTTGAATTATAGCAGTTTCGACAAGATGTGTCAAGTGTTTTGCAGTGGCAGGACTCACTGTCCAACCCAAATGTCCATGTCCAGTATGATAAAATACTTGCGAATTCTTGCTGCTCTGACGCACAATGGGCATCATGTCAGGTGTCATGGGCCGCACACAGGCCCAGCTCTGATAGTTGTGGGTGTTGATTTGTGGTAGGTTTTCATGCACCCATTTCAGCAATGGTTCAATACGGTCGCGACGTATGTCGTAGTTTTCGCCTGCAAACTCTGCAGTGCCGGCCACACGCAGTCTGTTGCCCAAGGGCGAAGCTACTATTTTGGCCTGGTCATCCAGTAGGCTGGTGCGTGGCAACAGGGCAGGATCCACATCATTGATGGTGATGCTGTAACCTTTGACCGGATATACAGGCAAACGGTCACCTATGCTGGCAGCCAGTGCCACTGATCCTACTCCTGCAGCCACTACCACTGCATCATATTGTTGTGTGAGTTGATCTAGGCCGACCAGCTGTTTGTTGTACTGAAATATCACATGATATTTCATGGCCAAGACATGGCTCAGTTCATAACAGAACTTGTGTATGTCTCCTACCCAGTCATCTGCTGTCCAGACGCCACCTAACACTGCACTGGCGTTCAGCCGGGGATCAAGTGCACCAACATCCTGACTGGTCAGTATTTTCCATTCGCAGCCGTTTGACTCATACAGGGTCTGTGCCTGTACAGCACTGTCAAAGTAGTGTTGGTCTTTGTAAAAATGCAGGATGCCACACATGTTCTGATCGAACTGTGTGATTTTTTCTTGTTGAATCAGCTGCTGATACAACACACGCGATTGCATGCCCAGTTTAATGGTTTCTGCTGTGTTGGCAGCATAGTGTCCGCACACAGTGTGGTATAAAAATTTAACCAACCACTTGATCTTGGCCCATTCCAACGTGGGTCGTACCAGCAAAGGAGCATCACTCTGGCCCATCCATGCAATGCCTTTGCGTATGTTGGCCCAGGTATTCCATACTTCGCTGTTGGAAACACTCACTTGTGCACCATTGGCATAGCTGGTTCGCATGGCAGCGTAGTGTTCTTGATCTATCACTGTCACTGTATGGCCTGCTCGAGCAAGATAGTAGGCAGCTGTGATGCCAGCAATTCCTGCACCTATAACAGCAATTTTCATTTTTGTTCCAATTATTCTACAATTTTATTCACTGTTTCAAATACTATACCGTTTTCGGTTTGGTATTGCATAAAAAATTCCAACCAAACAGAATCAGTTCCTTTCCCAAGAGCAGCAGTGGCTTCATCTTTCCAAACATACACAGTGTCATTGACAACACCGGTATCTTTGACTACCACTAAATCACCGCGGGCAACGGCTTGATCTCTCAAGTCAAATTGTCGCAATTCTGCAGCACGAAATTGAGCCTGCTGATTTGCAGGCAAAGTTTCTATCCAATTATGCAACGGCATGGGTGGCTGTCCGTTTTGGGTTTTGTACACAAATTCTTGTTCTATTGGCATGATTATAGATTAGGTAATTGATCGTAGTCTAGTTCAGGAGACATAATTCCAATCACGTAGTTGGTACTTTCGTTTTCCTGAAGTGCTGTTTGCTTCTTGTCAATTGAAGTATGCTTGTTGAACCAGGGAATAGGTGTAGTACGCGGTGCTGTTCCTTGGTACTTGATACCAATCTGTTTCAGTGCATCTACTGCTGTGTAGTCCACAAAGTCCTTTAGAATGTTGGCGTTCAGACCGATCACAGGACCCATTTTAAACAGGTAAGTGGCCCAGTCTTTCTCCTCACGGATAACATCTTTGTAGATTTCATATACTTCTGCTTCACACTCAGCCTTGGCTTCAGCAAAGCGTGGATCTTCTTTTACAACCTGGTTGATCAAGAAAGCTGTCCAACCTTTGTGTAGCAGTTCATCTTGCAGTATTAGGCTAATGATATTGCCATTGCCGATGAAGATACGATTCTCCACCATGGCTAGACTTGTGGCAAATGAAACCATGAAACGGAATGCTTCCAGTGCATAGCTGGCATGTAGTGCTAACCAAATTGCCTTGATGTGTGCTTTTTCCTTAACAGGGACTTCTAATTCTTTTTCGCAGTTGATCATGTGCAAATGATCATAGTACCGGCCTACGCTGCTTGCCATGCCCACAATCTCTTCGGTGTCGTGGATTGTGTTAAACACATCCTTGGGCACATTGTAGATGTTGCGGATAATGTGACTGTAGCTGCGACTGTGAATATTTGTTTCAAAGAAGCTCCAGTTATACATCAAGGCTTCAAGCTCAGGCAAGCTGACACAAGGTGTGAACACCTGTGCAGGGCCGCGTCCTTGCAAACTGTCCAAGGCTGTTTGCCGCAGCAAGTTACTGGTAAAGATGTGTTTGACAGCATCGCTGGCATCTTTGAAGTCGCTGGCATCTTTGGTGAGACTGATCTCTTCTGGTACCCAAAAGAAACCACGTGCTGTGGTTTCAAAGTTGGCAACCTTGTTGTACTTGACTTCTTCAAAGCGTTGGATAGTGACAGGACCTGCAGGGTCCAGAAACATCTTGCGATTTAGATAATCTGTTTTAGTTTTTAAGTTGTATTGTGCTTTACTCATTTTTTCCTTTTAATTTATTTGTATCCCTGCTAATAGCCAGCCACCAGCAGATTTTGATTTAGTCATGTTCCATACTTCTTCAAATATCTCAGGCTCTGTGCCTACTGTGTCTTGTATTGTGCCGGTAAATTCCACACTGGCCATGTAATTGACATCGGTTTCTTCTATGCCCAACAGTTTTACTGCCAATGATATTACTGCTGTTCTGTGAGGTCCAGCTTCCCGAGATATCAATTGTTGTTGTATTTCCTTCAGCATGACATCTGTCATCATGTTGCCAAGGGTGACTGTGTCTGCACGATCCCATGCACCTTGCAACAGCACAAAGTTTTGTTTGGCGGCTGACTCAAACCCTGCTACATCAAACCCTGCAGGAATTGTCCATGTGGGTGTGGCCAGTGCCGATCCAATCATTGAGCCTCCTGAGAACCGTATGGGTTGATCAATTACAGGACCAGCTTCTGGTGTTTGATAAGCAAGGTTGAGCGAACCGTTGTTCATACGCCGACGCATGAACCAGCCTATTGCCCCCAATACCACAGCACCAATCAACAAGGCCAGCAAGATGTTGCCAAACGCCGCTCCCATGCCCAGACTACCGGCCAGCCATGCCAAGCCTAACCCAGCTGCAAGTCCGCCCAACATAGCACCCCATGGACGACTTGGTGCAGGTGCGACAGCTGCCGCCGGTGGCGTGGCCTGTGCAGGTGGTGCGGCCTGTTTTTTAGTCACGTTAGAACTTTGTTGTCCTGCGCTTTTTCCGCTGCCCATGCGTTGATTACCGGCT